ATAAATATATATAAATATATTTTATTCTTTCTCTTGCACTTCCTCATAAATACGCTATAATATATAAGTCACATTTAAATATCGGCGTGTGGCTCAGTTTGGTAGAGCGCGTGGTTCGGGACTACGAGGCCGCAGGTTCAAATCCTGTCACGCCGACTTATAAAAAGCTCATGCAGATTGAAGTAATCACATTTACCACAATCTGCATGAGTTTTTTATATTATTTATCCAATTATTCTATACAAGATTATTTTTAACATATGCCAGTGCTTTATTAACAGGAGGTAGGGATATAACTACAAGAGTTACCACTGCTTCAAGCCCAATATACGAGCCATTGTAAACAACTGAATAAAGTATCGCACTATTAAAAAAATCCGGTGTATACACGGCAAAGAATATCCAGCCAGACAAGAATGAACATATAAATCTGCCTATAACTCCTATAATATATCCCTTCACAAGACCGTGTTTTGATTTAGAAAATATTCCTGACAACCCAAGTGCTCCAAAGCCTAATATATAATCAAGAAGCACCTGAGGAATATTCAGGATATATGGATCAAGTAATAACTGCAAAACTCCATATGCAATAGCTGCTGTCAGACCAGTCTTTATTCCATACCAGTATCCTATAAGCACTATGAATAACATACTGAACAGTGTTACAGAACCTCCCATTGGCAGTTTAATAACTTTAATCATGGAAGTCGCAACCGCAAGAGCTATAGCCATTGCTGCAAATGCAATATGTTTTACATTCAGTTTACTATTATTATCTCTTGCAAAACATCCTATAGTCATTAATAAGACACAGACAATTATTAATACCACATATCCTGAGCCTGTAAGACCATATGAAACGCTGCCATCATCAAGTATTTTATTAACTAAAAAATTCATAATCTTCCTTTCATTATCTCTCAATATTTTTATTCCGTAAAGAATATCCACATTTCCACTAAAAGTCAAGCATTAAAAAAGAGAGCAACAGGTTTTTATCACCTGTTGCTCTCCAATATTTTGTCAATTACTTTTTATTAGAACTTACCGTTCTTAGCAGCTTCCTCAATGGAAACAGCAACAGCTACAGTAGCACCAACCATAGGGTTATTACCCAACTTTGAAATCAAATTTTTACAATTTATTTGTGTTTATTATCATGCTGTTTTTATCAGCATTTATGCAGGTTTAAGGGCTTTACATATTTATATTAGATTATTCTGATTTATTCTAAATCAACATTATTTAATCCATATTGTGTACAAAATGTGTACACTGTTTCATTGTACACATTTTGACTGTCTTTCTACCTATTTATATATGTTATCACAATGCTGTTATATGTGCAATCCAGTATGATATACACTATTGTATAAGCGAATAATTAGTTGGGAAGTCTTAACTCCATACCTGCATAAAGCATATCATCAAGTGTCATTCCATTATGCTCTGCAAGTTCTGCTGCTCTGCCTTCATCTCCAAGGTAATCTCTTGCAATCTGGCAGAAACTTCCTCCTGGTTCTACAACTGCTACTCTTTCTTCTGCATCCTGCGATGTTTCCTCTTCCGGCTCTTCCTCACTTTCTGCTGGTGTATTATCTTTAGGATAATACTTAGCTTCCATGGCGGCCTGATAGTCTGCATAATTGTATCCTTCAGCTTCAAGCTTCTGTCTTCTCTCTGGATCATTGCCATATTCTCCGCGATAAATTGCGTCAATTACAGATTCATCAAGTTCCTGTGATGGCTGCTCAATGTTTTTCTCATCTTCTGAATCATTAACCACACTCCAAACATAATCATTGAACACTCTAAGTCCAAAATCATTGATAAGCGCAAGTGTTGTTTCATAGTAATCTGGAGCTGTAGCATAATTATAGCCAACCCAGTTACCGTCTGCATCTCTATCCGTATTATTGACAGCATTTGTGAGACCATATAACTCACCTTCAACCGTATTAGCAGATGTAGCATCATTATAATTATCCCACTGCATTAAATCCAAATATCCATATATAGCTCCCATTGTATTAGGATATTTTGCAAATCCAGCTTTAATATTAACATATGTACCGTTAATAAACTCTGTTGTATCACATGTGATGTCTGTTCCCTTGATTCCAAAGAGCGTGCTTGCATCTAAGTTCCAGCCAGATTCTTTAGCGGCCTGTGCTAAAATAACAGCCGGACTAATCGTCTTCTTTCCTTCTCTTCTATACTTAACCCATGCATTGCACACCACAGGCGCAAGTGTATTGATGAAATTGTTTACATGTTCATATCTTGTATTAATTGTTGGAAATGTTCTCATATTATTTATCCTCCTGATCATTGTTATCAATTGCTGTTTTCTGCTCCACCTGACTTTTTAAATTCTTAACAATAGGCTGCAAGAATGGTGGAAGTGTTACGCCAATATCATTGATGTTTTCCAATATACTTATAATTTCGTTACAGATCAGCCATATTGCCACAACACAAGCCACTAAAAATGTAAATGGCAATGTTATTCCAATAACACCTGCAGAATAAGAAAGGAGCTGGTCTACTATCACACCAACTCCCACCAAAAGCCACATACATATTTTCTTTGCAATCCCTCTTATTCCTTTATAACTATCTATTTGCTGCTTTCTAAATTTAGAAGCCGCAATACCTGTGAAATAATCTATTAGATTACATGTTACCAATAATAATACTGGAATAGCCAAAATTCCCAGGGCACTTAATATAATGCTCCACACCGCTGTTACAATTACTTTTAATTTTTCCATAAGTCAATATCCTTTCTGTTACTGGTGCAATTTCATTTTTTCCATTGTTATATGTTCACAAAACAGTAATAATATTAAATACGACGGTACAATTACTAAGGCAGCATTCGAAACTTAACTAAATATAAGTGAGCCTGTAATATAATCGTCTTTCTTAAATTCAGTAGTTGCCCACGCTCCTTTCTTCCCATCTTTTGTGTAGTATCTTGCAAAAGCATAATGTTTGTTTGCGGAACTATATAATAATGTCGTTCCATATCCAACCAGCTTTTGTCGAACTACACCTGCAGAATCATATGGAATATAATTACTTTCTAGTATTGTATTAAAATCAATGCTCATTTTTTCTAAAACTGATTCGACATCATAATATCCAGAAAAATTATTTAATGTAGAATCTGGTGTTTCAATTCTGGAAGCAAAGTATAAAATCCCTGTTTTAGTAGATTTGTTATAATAACAGTAGTTATATCCATATCCCTCAAAAGTACCATCACTCGCAATATTTTTACAAAAGCAGTTTTTAACGTCAATATTACTGTTTAGTGCACTTACCTCGCTTCTGAGATTAGCAATCATGTCATTGTTATCTTTGATTCCCTTATCCATTATGTTAAGGTTGGTTGGGTTCCACGGTGTCTGTCCTGTCCAACCTACTCTTTTGTAGGCTATAAATCCGGATAAACTCATAATTACATCTCCTTAATTGCTGCCATTACTTCCGTTTCAAAATTAGCGTAATCTGTATCGCATTCGTCCTGATTTTCAAGATACGTTTTTTTATTCTGAATTCTTTTACTAAGAGAAATCTCTCCTGATGAAGGTATATTGGCTGAAAATGTGACTACAGTCTTTCCCTCTATAGAGCTATTTCCGCTCACTGACGTACTCTTTGTTGTATTTAACATAACTTAATTCCTTTCTACCGCTGTGCGGATTTATATACCTAATTTTTGCCTAATCCATTGTGATAATTCCATCCAACCACCTTCAGACCATATATAATAGTAATCATAGGTATAACAGCTCCCATATATTTCCGCATTATTGCTTACAATCATTTTTTTGCACGATATAGAACCATCCCCCTGATTACACATAATATTCTCTGCGCCTATAATTGTTGTTGCAGACCCATTAGTGACGGACATACCATCTGGTGCAAGACCTAGTGAACTTGAACTACAATTAAGAAGTATTATATTTTCCCCACTATTAGATGTATCTATTTTAATAGAGCCTCCCGTTATTGTTGCATTGTTGCTTTTTATTGTTCCTTCAATATCAGCGTTTGTTGCATGTATCTCTCCTGTATGTCCAACTCTAAACGGAGCTTTGTCAGGTGTATCTGAGCCAGCCCAAAAAGCCCAACCGTATCCACTTTTACTACTTATGCCAACTTGTGCACCTACTAAAGTGTAATCATTGATTGCGTAGCCGCCTATTGTGCTGCCTTTAGCATTTAATTTTTTGCATGTTATCGTTCCATCCGCTGTAATAGTCGTATTGGTAGATGCAAGCGTAAATCTATCACCGGAAATATTTAAGCCTCCTCTAGCTGTAATATTTATGGTGTCTGCAATCGCTTCAATCGCAGAACGAAGCTGTCCGTTTTCATTTTTAATAAATGCCGTTAAACTAGCTGTTGTAGCATAGCTTTCAAGGCTGTCAGTTGTGGCATAACTTTCAAGATTCTTCTTAGTAGCATAATTATTAGAGACTTCTAACTTTATACTATTGCTTTCTTTGCTTACAGACTGGGTTATTGCATTATTCATTTGCATTGTCGTGCTGTAATTATCCTTCAAATCCTGCTGAGTCAACAATAAACTGCTGCTTATGCTATCCAAATTTATTCTCAAGGCAGAATTTTGCTTCAGCATATAAGCTGTTTCCGAATTAGGTATCTCTTTCCAACCATGGCTTCCATCTGTATTACGAATGAAACGCCATGCTCTGCCTTCACTCTCCCAGTAAGCAACCTTTCCAATATACTTATCCCACTCAGTATCGTTATACTGCCATGTTTCTTCGCGTGGAAACTGTGTGTCTGATGGATAAACAGGAACACACCAATCCCAAGCCGGATAATTATCCTTTGTTGGCACATAAGATATTAAATAGATTTCATCATCGTACTTGGCTAGATTAGACAGGCTTACACTGTATTCCTGCAATGTCTGGTTTACATTAGAAAACTTTTCCTTAACGCTGGTTCCATCTATGTTCTCAGTCCACCAAAGCTTCTGTGTTATAAAATCATCAGACTGCTTTAATAAGCTTCCCCATTCAGAATAATCCTTTCCAGAACCGGTTTTTATATCCTGCAGAAGAACATTAAGTGTCTGTGCTGCATCATCCAGATATATCTTGTTGCTCTTAAGCGTATGTGTGCCATCATTGTTAATAACACTAAAAAGGCTTGCTATATCCAGTTTTCCAGCAGATATATTTGCATTTTCTTTTACCATGTCGTTGCGGATTATCTCACGTTGAACTCCCTGTTCTGTAAGACCTAGCGCGTCAAACATCAGGTTGCCCTTTACATCCCACACATACATGTTATAGTCTCCAGATGTATCTTTACCTATCTGAACGCGAACACGCTTAGAATCACTTATCTGTATCGTATTATCAGACCATCTACTCAAACCGTCTTTGCTATGTACTGCAACATCTGTGGTATCAATGTCCAAGGCCTTTATTTTCTTTGCATCTAAAGAATCTATCATAGAGTCCTTAATCTGTGCTGTACCTATCATGCTAATAACACTATTTGCAAAATCTGTAGTAATGCTTTCGCCAGTGGAAGAGCCAAACATTAATGTTTTAATACCAGCAACATCACCATCTAATATGCCTACTTTCTCATATTTAACATTAAGCTGCTCTATGCCAGATTTTATTACCTTTTCCTCTTCTATTGTTGCAAACTTTATGTCTGCCTCATTAGATTTAAGGTAATTGTTCTTAATATACTGCAGCTCATTGTTTACAGACACAATAGTCTCTGCAGTTACCGTATTAGCCTTAACCCATTCTGCATCTACCTTTTTAGAAACCAGTTCCTTAGTAAGCATCATTTCCGCATATGTTCGTTCTGCAAGCTTAGTAGATGGTCCTTTATAATCTGTCTCTGTTTCAGTTTCTGTTTTGCCATAAGCTGTAATAGTCATGGCAAGACCTCCATCATATTCCTGAGTTATATTCATAACCGGAACCTTATAAGTCTTACCTAATTCTTCAACAGTTACAATATCCCATGGATCCAGTCGAATATCTCCTAGCGTCTTTAAGCTTGCGCCTCTATACGCAAATCCTCTTACTTTCTTGTATACAGAGTTAAGCTTTTCTTCTGTTGTAAGTGGATTATCAAATGTTATTCCCAAAGTTCCACTTCCTACTGTAAAAGAAGTATTACTGTCAACATTACATGTAAGATAATCTAAATGGTAATCACTCTCATTCTTTTCAAATGTCATTATTCGTGATTCATTTATCGTATAGCCATTATCCTCATACCACTTAATAACAATTGTTCCAGTTCTGTCTACGCAAGCAAAACCTCCAGCTAAAGAAGCGATATATCCGATAACCTCACGATAGGTATATCCTACCGGTGCAGTATCAATAGTTATTCCATTCAAGCCAGATACATTACAGGGAACGCCACATCCAGTACTTATCTCTTTTAAAACAGATTCTGCACTTGCAGGATATGTCAATTCAGATACATATACACCTGTGGTCTTCATCATTCTGTCGTAAGCCGTAAATGTTGTGGTTGCCTGGTCAAGCGTTGGATGTTCTGCAGTAAAAAAGCCAAGTGGAATATACTCATACTTTCCGCTTGGCAGTTTCAATCCTATCTCTATAGGTATCTCTGTGTTTTCAAACAACTCATTTATTCTTTTTACTGTCAGTTCTATCTTAGCTGCAACAGCCGAACCTATCTGTATACCCTCATCAGATGTGGAAGCGGTCTCATAGCTCATCTTTTTAAAGCCAGCGTCAATCCACTTACCATTTATCTTTAATCGTAAGTTAAATGTTCGCGATGGTGATCTAATCGTTGTCGCAAATTGCTCTGATACATTATTATACATAGGCTTAATCCTCGATCATAAATTCAATGGCTGCAATATCCTCTAATGTTGTTCCATCGTATCTGCTGTCAGAATCACATACAGATATGTCTTCCATCTTAATCATATGTACATCAACATCCGTTTCCATGTTGTACATCTCATCAATTTCTTTTACAACTTCCTGCTCTTTACCTTCTGGGAACTGGTAAGAATCTCCATTCATGACAGCATTCCCATTTTCATCTTTAAGCACATTATTCTGTATTACTTCTGTTCGCTGTGCTACAAAAATATCTACTTCTCCTAACAATGTCTTAAGATTCTTTGCGATCGCATAGTTTACCTTTACAGGCCAATGCTTTCTTAATCCCTGTAAATTCTTAAGCATTGTTGCACTATTATCAATCTGTTTAATAGTCATTGTCTTTTTCATGTTCTGCTCCTTACTGCTGTATTATAGATACACTGGCACTTCTGTAATAATAGTTACCGTCCCCTATATCACCCAGCACCTCTTTACTTAATGTACCTCTATAGCTTGTTATTGTTATATCCTGTCCATCATCATGGAATGTTATCGGGAAGAATCCGGCGATGAGTTTGTTCTTAATAAGTGCCATCTCATCTTCCTTCAATATTCCCCAATTAATAGATAAGGTCTTCTTTTCAGCGACAACATCACCCAACATTGTTCCGTCAAGTGCTCGTCCTGTAGAAGAAGACCATATAATCTCATCATCCACCTTGATGGACACAGGAGCCGGCAGCTCCTGTCCGTCACATCTCAGTATCAATTCATCACATCCTTGTTAAGTTATAATCTCACATTTTCCTGTTTGCTTTGTATGCTCGTTAATCTTATCAACCACATATTTCTTAAGACTCTTTCCATCAAGCTGTATATCAAGGTCCCGTGTTTCAAGTATCTTAAGTATCTGCTTAAGAATACTTATAGCCTCTGCCAATAACTCCGCACTAGATGCCATAGCTGCTGCCTTCTGTGCCATATCAAGAAGCTTACCTTCTGGTGCTACAACTTCGCCCTGATGCCTGTTATCGCCAATCATGGCAAGCTGTGGGGTATTAGGCTTAACATATCCACCTTGTGCAAGGTATGGAATCTTGGAGAAGTCGGCTTCCGGTAAATGGAATCCAAAATCTTCGCCACCTATACCCGGTACCCAGTTTGGTACTTTAAAGCTTAATTTATTTACACCTTTTACAACAGCATTAATTCCTCTCTGCATTCCTGAAAGTAATCCATTAATTAAGCCAATCACCATATTAATAGGACCTTTTGCAATATCAGCAATTCCGCTAAATATGCCATCAAAAGCCGTAACTATACCATTCCAAGCACCTTCCCAATCGCCAGAAAAAACACTCTTAATGAACTGTATAACTCCTTTAAATACAGTAATTGTATCGTTCATTAAATCAGCTATGGTTTCAACGACAACTCCAACCTTATTTCCTATAGAATCAAATATTGCTATAAATATTGGTCCTAATAGTTCAGATAAAAATCCAACTACAGGTGCAATAAAGTTGTTATATATTGTCGTAGCACATGTAACCACTTCACCGACAAAATCAAGAAAATTAGCAAGTAATGGCTGTAAATGTTCACTCCATACTCTATCAATTACATCTAAAGCATTCTCCCAGACTGGCTGAAGCATATTATTCCAAATGTCTAAGAATACATCTCCGGTAGTCTTAACAGCCGCTTTTATCCCAGTAAATATCGGCTCTCCCCATTCGTTCCATGCCCCTGCCATTGTATTAACCAAGCCAATCCATACATTTGATATAGATTCAATGGCTGGACTTACACCTTCGCTCCATAAAGAATTCCAAGATGCTTTAAATGTATCAAATATTGTTCCATTTAAAGATAACGTCTGGGATGCAAAATCCGTCAGCATTGGTAATCCAACAGAAACAAAATTTGCAAGTATAGGATATGTTGCTTTATTCCATACATCCGAAAAGACTGTATTAAAGCTATCAAATAATCCATTTAATATACTGCCATTAGTGTCGACCCATGTTACAAGATAATTTGTAAATTGACCATTAAAATAATTTAACAACGGCGGTCCTAATGCTTTTATATCGTTAAACGCACTTGTTAGGTTTTTCTTGGCTGTATCTGTATTTTTTGTAAGTCCATCCCATATTTTTGACATAGATGGAGAAAATGTCGATACACTCCATTTGCGGAGTTTATCTAATTCTTTCTTTGCCTTATTTACAAAATCACTAATTGCAGATGTTGCATTAGATGTACTTCCACTCACATCTGGTACAAGGTCAACACTTCCGATTCCTGAAGATGTTCCACCTGTACTACCGCTTGAATCAGAACTATCATCTGTTGGCTCTGTCAGCTTATTTATCTGGTCAAAGCCTGCAAGCGACTTTTCTATGTCTTTAGCAGTCTTCTTGGCTGCACTTCCTATATCACCTACATTATCCGCTGCGCTAGATGCATCATCTCCTATACCAGCTATATCCGAACTTATCGAACCCATAGAGGTTGATACATCTGCTCCTGTGAGCATTTGCACAAAGCTGGAAAAGCCATCCGCAACCTTCTGTAATCCTGCCAGCAAGTTGTTAAAGCCACGCAGAATAGGTGTAAACAATGCTATGAAGCCTTTACCAAGACTAGCCTTTAACTGCTGAAACCTTAATGTAAGTATTCTTGTCTGATTCGCCCAGGAATCCTGTGTCTTAACAAAGTCACCTGTGGCATTGGACAGTGCGCTAGTAACATACTGATAACGGAGCATTACTTTTTCCTGCTCTGTCATCTTTGCTGTAGTCTTACCGAAGCCATTATTAAGTGCATACTGGTCTAAGTTCGTCTGAGTCATTACAACACCTAAGTCCTTAAGTGTCTCTGTTTCACCTGTCCAGATGGATTTCAGCTTTGTATATGCTTCATCTGTACTCAAATTGTAAAATGATGCAACATCACCTGTTAATCCGGTAACATCTTCTGCCATATCAAGTGCAGCCTGTCCTGTAATACCCATAGCATTACTCATCTGACCAAATACACCCATGTACTTCTTAGCAGATAATTCAGATAGACCGAAGTTAGTCATGGCATTGGAAGCCCACAAATCCGCTTGACGGCTCAAATCTCCAAATGCTGTATCTACGACATTCTGTACCTCTGTTACATTTGAACCGACTTCTATGCAGTCTTTTGTAAATTTAGCAAATGCTGCAATGCTTAAAGCTCCGGCTATCTTCTTTCCCATACCAGAAAAGATGGATGTTGCCTGCTTTGCTGCCTTATTGGAAGCACCTGTAAGCTGATTAACTATCTGTGAACTGTCTATGCCAAGTTCAAGAGCTATCTGTCCTGCTACATCCGACATACTCCCTCCTTTCCGGCATTTAAAAAGACCACTTTCTACTTAGAGAAAGCGGTCTTAGCCCAATTTTGGAAGTCACTCCAATACTTATTGTAATTTGCATGATCTTCCATTAATTTTCTATTTCTTCTTAATATCCAGTCATTACGGATTTTCTTCTGTTCCTTAGTGAACTCCTTTATAACCTTAGGATCCTTTTCTGCTCTGATTCCCACAATTCTTCCAAGGGGTGTTTCAGGCATTATTCCACTAAGCAACGAACAGAACTCTGACCATGACATCTCGTCTTCGGTACGCAACCGTATGCCATATTGGGACAGGAAGCTGGCTTCTATCAGCTCCCAATCATCCCATATATCATAATATGTCTCATGCTGAGGGTGTCTGCTCCTCGCCGTATGTTCCCATAGCAACCTGCATGATTGTATTATACATTTCCTTATATTCAGGAATAGGAAGGTCTAATGCCTCAATCTTATCTGAAGCATCCTTTCCAACAAGCATTTCAAGGCCTTTAATCATAAATGCCATATCATCCTTGTTTTCCTTGCTCTCTGCTTCCTGTGCCATAGCCTGTATGTTGAGAATTGTGCTCTTTCTGTTATTAACAGTAACAACCAAATCCTCTGTAATACGAATCATAGGTAACTGGTTCGTAATCTTCATAGATATATCTATTACTTTAAAATCTGTCTTTGCCATTATTCAAATCCTCTCTTTCTTTAAGCTGCTACATATGCTATATATGTTGGCTTTCCATCCGAATTTGCATCCCATTCAAGCGCATCAATACTTGTAGCATCTCCACCAAGAGATTTTACATCGATTACTGCAGGTACAAGAAGCTGATCAAGATTAGGGAATATAATAGACACCCATGTATTGCAATCCTGACCTGTCTTCATAAATCGACTTGCTACATAATCATTTCCTTCATCTCCATAGTTACGCTTACCGCCGAAAGACATACCAAGTGACTTACCTGTCATGAGCCTTCTTACCCAGCCAGCCTGATCCATTGGATTCCATTCCTCAATGGTTCCATCTACAGATATACTTAAGCTCTCTGCATCTTTTACAATCTTAGTTTCTACTGTTTCCGGTGTATCTGTGTTTTTTCTTCCAGTTATACATACTCCAAACTGAATTTTATGTACCGGATTAACCCCTGTTAATGGTGTAGCTTCCGCGTTATACCCAGCTATCTTTGTATTCTGTGACATACTTCTACCTACCTTTCATAACAAAATTTAAGTTCTATGACCATTTCAAATATTCCTTTATCATCTGTATCAACCTCAATCGGTGCTGATACTAGCATTTCTGTAAACAGAATATTTGTGTCATTAATGTTTACGTGTTTCATATCTCTGAGCTTGTCGTAAAGCTCCTGTGAGACTTTTTCAGTCTCCCTGACACTTTTATTCCAATGAATCAGTATACTTATGGATTTGACAGCATAAGAGCTGTTCTGTATACCTCCAACAGCCATCTGAACATTATCTCCCCTGTTAAGATGGTATACACCTATGCTCTTATCTTTCTTATCATCAAGCTTTCCACAATATACATGGTCATCAGCCGCTATTCCAAGACCTGCTATAAGGTCTCTTACATCACCTATTCCTAACATCCTAACATCATAACCCCGCATTCTTTTTATAAAACTTTCCAAATGCTTTAGGTGCAAAATCCTGCTTTTTACCGCCTTTCATGTAGTCATCAAGCCATCTGCCTTTAGCATTTGCATTTCCTTCATGTTTCTTGCCCTTATCATCAGTCCATGGTGCCTGATGGAAATTATACTCTGGATGATAATACAGCCTTCTGGCGTATGGTGTACTAGACACAAGATATGCTTTTCCCTGACCTATATCAGATAAATCAACAAATGTGCTTTCATTTTGTAATGCTCCTGTATCCCTCGGTATAACCTGACTCTGAACAACATCTGTATGTATTGCTTCTGCTGTTTGTGCAACTGACACTTTTGCTGCTGCCGTAACCTTCCTTACCATAGGCATATTAAGCTTCACTGTAGATTTCACATTTCTAGCCATTACATCACATCCAATCTTACATAATTAACCGTACCATCCGGATTACGGCACTTCGTACCCTTGTATATATGCCTTGTTACACCGAACACCGTTATATCTCCTTTAGTAATAACAGGAAGATCCGGTGCAATATCTCCTGGTATCAAAGCACATCCTTCAAGCTTTATAAGCACCTTTTCTACTGTTAATTCTGTCTTACCGCTGTCCTGATAGTTACATAAGCCATCCCAAATAATGGGTTCAAGAGGCTCTCCATAGACATTCCTGCCTTCCTGCTCTATCTCAAGGTGTATTTCTGTCTTACACATGCTCTTTAGTATTAAACACGGGTACTTCATACTCACACCCCCAGACTTAAACAACACAAACCTGTCTGACAAAGCATCTGGTATGTATCGCGTTTTACAGCAATTCCATTCTGTACAAGAACATTCCAACTGCTGCCAAACTGCATAGATACTCCATTTAGAGTATAATTCTGTAAGACACAATTAATCATGTCCTCATTCTCATATTCAAAATCAGCCATATCACAGCATACATCTATGATTATTGCCTGCTGGAACTCTGTCAGACCTTCAAAACCTCTCGCGACTATACGATTAAAAGTAAGCGAGTCGATATGTCGGCTCGCCTGTTTTAATCTTCGTACTATCTGCTCATCCGGGATAAGTCTATGTTCACTAAGGTACTGCTCTTTACTTGCATATACCATAAGACCACCGCCTATTCTGTCCTATCTTCCTTTGGTTCATCTGCTGTTACTTTCTCTTCCTTGGGCTTGTCTTCCTTTGCCTTACCTGTTTTCTTTGACCTAATAACCTTTGGTTCAAAGGTCAATCCAATTACTGTATCTGCCATAATGATTCCTCCTTAATTATCCTTATGTGATACATATATCCCAGCGGTCTTATTCTCATATACATGGCCATAAAGATTATTATTACGATACTTGAATACATGACTATCGCCATCCTGGTCCTGATCTGGACTAAAGTACTTAATATACTGATCCATAGCTGTTACAGCTGCAGACTTCTCTACACATAAGAAGTTAACATTCTTAGCCGGCTTAGTTGTCATCTCGTAATTTTCAACCTGTGTTCCACTTGGACTACTAACAGCCTTATAATTGCCCTCACTTTCTTTTGTGTAATAAGTCTTACCCGGCTGTGGTAATGTATCCTTTGATAATGTATAAGCTGCCTTAGTCTTTTCATATCCATATGAATTCTTACCATCATGAAGGGTTATTGATGTGTACATACGTGACTGTGGAACTGATATGATCTGAGAAAATCTCTTAAGTACTTCTCTTGATTTAGTTGTATCCATATCGTCCGCAAGAGAAGCTAATGTAGGTGTGATGAATAAAATACGTGATTCCATAGGAACTTCATCCTCATCCATCTTATTAGCACAAGCTCTTAACGCTGTTATTAATTCAGCTCCTGTTTCAATATTCTCTTCCTTTACTGTTATATCCTTAGTTCCACAGATTTTAGCAATACGCGCGGCATCTGTTTCCGGAATAACCTTTGTTCTTAAGAATTCGCTTGATAACTTGGCAAATGGCTGTGCAAGTGTTTCATCATTATCAAGACGGTCGATTCTTAAATCCTGTGAACGTTCCTTATCGTACTTAACTGTTTCCCATGTAAGTGAAGTTGAACCCTTTGTATAACCTGACTTTCTATCAAAATCACCAAGTGCATCCATATCAAGCTTCGCAATCTTGATTTCACCGTTATTGCCTTTTCTTACTGTTGTTTCATCACCATCTAATACTGAGGTCTTTGCACCTTCCTTATACACCTCATCAAGTATTGGAAGGTATATTGTAGATAATTCGATATTATTCATATAATCCTATTCCTTTCTTTACTGCTTTGGCTTTAATCCGAATAACTTTCTTATCGCATCATCATTACCCGGATTGCCATTTCCATTGTTACCAGGAGCACCAATCTGGAAGCCAGCATTGTTCTCCATACTTGGCTTAAGTGCTGGTACATCTTTAAGTACCTGCTCAAGTGAAGCTTTGATATTATCTTCAGACACCTTTCCATCCACACCCTTTACCTTGCTGAAATCAGCCATCTTAAGCACATAGGGAAGTGTCTTAGCTTCTATACCAAGTGTCATTGCTACCTTTGTAGCTGCAAGCTCAATCTGAGCCTGTTCAGCAACCTTCTGTGCAGCTGCCACTTCATTCTGAAGATTAGCATTAGCGTTCTGCTGCTGTTCTGTCTGCTGCTGCTTATTCTGCTTAAATGTTGCAATAGCCTGACTTATCTCATCTTCTGATAATCCCTGCTGCTGAAAATAGCTTTTAAGCACAGCATTCTCTTTCTTGGCCGTTGCATTATCCAGCATTGCCTGTATCTTGTCATAATCAACACCAGCTGTCTGCTGATTATTCTGACCACTCTGCTGTCCTGCCTGTCCATTATTGTTACTTCCAGCGTTCTGGTCGCCGTTACCATCTCCGCCCTCTGCGAAGAACTGTAAATTCATAGGTAATGTCTTTCTCATCACTCTATCTCCTTTCTTCCGTTTACCGCCCGTCGGCATTTCCCATTTCCCTAAAGTTTAGTGCCATTAAGTTTTGGGCATAAAAAAAATAGGCACACACAGCTTATTTGCCATGTGTGCTTAATAACTAATATTAAATTGTGTTGCACTGGTGCAACTTTGGACTATTCTACTATAATCCAATCTTCAGCGAGACAATCGTTAATACTTGGAACCCACATTGAATGTGAACCATCCACATTTTTTATCTGAAAATATGGGTTACATATAAACAAATCGCCTTCGTTTAACCCCCATGCTTCCGCTGTTTGCTTATTGCAGGGGATTCCATTCGGATATGCTTTCTGATATACAACAAACATTCCTTTTCCGTTCCAACCTCTTCTTGCTACCTTATTACCTTTTTTCATGGCCTCAATAGCAATTCCAAATGTCATATTGTCACATTTTCTATACGCTTCATTAAATTGTTTCTTAGGACACCAACTTTCATATCCATCAGAATATCTTATATGATAGCCTTCATCTTCTGGATTCTCGTCACTTGGTATCTTCCACCCTCTGTATTCATTGTATTCGCCCCTGCTCATTGGCTCTGCTGCCACCACTTTTACTCCAATATAATCCTTCATTTCTAAATCCTCACTTTCTTAAAATTGGGTATAAAAATACCACCAATCTTGCGACTGGTGGCTACAAAACTGATTATTTTATTTCTGGCCAATCCGTAAGTTTATCACTTTCTTCTTTAAGCCTTTCTTCTTCTTTTTCAAAATCTTCTATTGTCCAATCCGGATGATGTATCACAACATCCAAATAACATCTTATTCTATTTCCTGCCATGATATACCATACTCCTTTCTAAACTCATTAAGTGCTTTTTCGTAAGCTTCTTTAATATTTAAATTGTATTCTTTTGAACAATATTTGTCAATCCTGTTATCTAACAAATAAGGTAAAAATGGTTTATCTCCTACGGAATATTTATATATTCTTCCATCATGTGTTACTACTATTCCATATTGATATCCTCTTGCCCCAGCAGCAACAAAATCACTTCCATTAGGTAATAAATTTGTTGGATGATTATGTATTCCTATTATATCATTTTTGTGCTTATTTATTATAGACATTTGCTTCTTATTTAGTTCAACACCTATTGCATCAGGCTTTCCCCTTACATTAAGCAACACCTGTCTATTAGAAACGCTTATCACACATAATCCCTCAGTATCACTACTGTTATTACTTCTCAATATATCCATTGATTTACTATATATTACATTATTTAATTCCATATCTTTGCTAATCTTCATATATTTATCCGCATAATCTTTGGAATTAATATAGTCTAGGTCTATTTTATTCGTTCCTATTCTCTGAGAATTATTATCTATATATCCCCTCTCATATTCTTTTGAAACATTCTCCCACTGTTCCTTCCTTACCTCATACATTTTCTTATTATCCGAATCTAACGAATATTTTGACAGCCTGTCAAACTGCTCAACCATTCTGCCTGCATATTGCTGTTTCTGGTCCTGCTTGTAATCTTCCTTAACCTGCTCAAGCTCTTTCTTGGAAAACTTGCTATCAGGCTCATCATCAAGTTCAGGAAAGTATGTTGTATGTATGTCTTTACAGTTAGGATGGTAAAGCCCTGCTGCCATAGCAGAAGACATAAGTGGATAAGGACCATCAGATGCCTTACCTCCACTCCACACATCATCTATGAGAATCTTTCCAACAAACGGAAGGCACTTAGGACAGGCATTAGCACGCTTATTCATAATAACTGTACTAATTCCCCATGATTGTCTCATTTCACCTTCTCCGGTCAAATAGGCACGCTTACACGCTGTCTGAATTGCCATCTTGGCATATGATTTTATTGAATGTCTTGCACCATTGGAATATTCTATACAGTTAATGCCTGCCTTAAGAAAATCCTTTGTAGCCATATCTACAGCCTTCTCATATGTTCCTGCGCCTGTATTTGCATATACCTGTGCATTAAATATTATCTGTCTGTATTTGTCTTCGGACATCCTGAGCATTGCCTTCTCTGCTGTACCAAAATCATTCTTTGTGGCTTTTATCAGAGCTTCCAGTTTTCTTGTATTAAGCTTAAAAAAAGCACCTTCAGCGCCCTGTGACACCTTAGATGCTTTCAAGCCCTTCTTTAAGGCCCTTAATATCTTCTGTTCCTGTTCTGTACCGCCTTCCTGTCTGGCTGCAAATATCATTGCATCAATAGAGTCATTTATGTTGCTGAACGACTTCGTGAACTTCTTTTTATTCTGTGCCTTATACTTTTCCATAGCCTTAAGCTGTTCTACCTGCCACTGTGACCAGTTAAACCCCATATCTGTCTCTTCTGCTCTGTGGCTCGCAAGATTGCGCATCATAGAAGCAATCAGCTCATCTTCTATGGCTTTAAATGCTTTCTCTATATCATAGTCCGTATTTAACATAGGCTACCTCATTAAAAGCTTTCCACTTCAAATCCATCTAATTCTGTATTAAGTTCCGGTTCTGTCATCTGTTCAATTCCCTGTTCTGCCTTAAGCCTTGCAACTTCTTCCTGTTTCCAGTCATCATCCTTAGTGTCACCATACAGCTCATCAATGGACGCTTCTACACTCATAATGCCTCCCTGCTTGGCTTTGCTCACTGTCTCAACCTGGCTCTCAAAGCTAGGATTCGCATATTCACCAAATGTCACATCAACATCAATGTCCTGTGTTGTTGAATTATTAAGTGTATCTATCGCCTGCAATGTCATTTTTACAAGCTTCGGAAGAACCTTCTGGAGCTGATTTACAATATTATTTCTACTGTACAGCGTTGCTTTTTCCTTCTCCCTCTGTGCTTCTGCATTATCAAGCTTCTTTACATCTATTCCCAATGTAGAAGGGCTCATGATTCCCTGTAAGCAAAGGTCCAATGCCGTGATATATGTAGCAAGATACCCTTCATGTGGTATTTCACTCTGTTCTCTTTCAATCTTATAATTTGCACCTTCTGCCATAGGAGACGAATACTGTATATAAGCGTTGTCAAATGAATTTGGCAGCATAACAGCTCCATCGCTTGGATTTCGAGGAAGTAAATTCTCGGGTATATATTCCTTTGTACGGTTATGTCTTAAGGCATCCATCCACTGGCTCCATGCTTCATCCAGTGCATCAAATTCATCTACCTTACTGTCATAGATACTTTTACCTCTACCTTTAAACTTCGCTGATTTATAGAACATGAGCGGTATGGCCATCATAAAACTTTTATCTTCCCATGTTACAGGTCTTAAACCTGCAAGCTCCGGCACAGTGCTGATATCACATTCTTTATTATCTCTTGTGAGCATATATGTTATATAGCCTTTGCCATATGTTTCAAGCAGAATGTACTCTTGATTCTTAACTGTATATACTGTCTTAAACACAACCTCTTTCACTCTGCCGCGTTCTCTTATTATCTCTACCCTGTCGCCAGGATAAAACTCTATGATTGGATACTGACTGAGATTCGTGTCTATGGATAGCTTAAATGCTCCATCTCCAACAATAAGTGTATCTGATATTGCTTGCTTTATAAGCTCTGTAAAGTCATTTTCTTCCGCTATCTTATCCCAGTCTGACTGCCTACTGCCAACATCTACCTCGTTCATATCTGCAACAACAATACTTGCAAGCATATCAACCATCATTGCAGGTAATCCTACATGTATCTTTCTTATCGCTAATCCAGGAGAGCATTTTGCAGCCCAGAATCTTGTCTTGTCCCCATCAACCTGATCATACAGCTGTGACAGCTCTTCACTTACACCTCTGTACCATATCTGATTCTTAATGGCGTTACCTTCAAAGTCGAAGATTTCCTGTATATTAATTATTCCTCTCTGTGCCGGCTGCACACGCAACCATGTCCTTATTCCATCTCTTATCTTATCAGCCATAGTATTAAATATGCTCACCTCTCTCACTCTCCTATCCGTTCTCTACTCCAACTTTGTCCCTGTATGGTATCCAGCCATATTGTGTACTGTTTACCATATGATCATTTCCATCTTCCGGCTCACAGTCTTTATCTTCCAGCCAACTGTATACCTGCAGTTCCCCGGTGTAGTTCGTGCATGTATCTACAACATAATAGCTTGGCTCTTTGCCCTTTTCGTCGTTAAAGGACATCCAGCCAAGCTGTAAGTTAATTCTATCTATTATGGTTACTTTCTTATACGCATTGTTAAATATATACTGGCAGTCAATGTGTTCTCTCTTGTACTTGGCAAACTCTGTTATCGTTGCCTGATCAGCATTATCTATAAACACATTCTTTGACATTCCACCCCATTCTTTTCTGTTACGCTCCAGGAAGTCTATGTAATTCCTTACTGTATCACTTGGAGCTATTGGTATATCAAGAGCCGCATTGTTATATACCTTTTCATCCAGTACTATCAACTTGCCTTTGTTGGTTATTCCCATAAAGGACATAGCAATAGTATCAGGACTCTTGGTTGAATATGCCGTATCAAGACCGCTTGTATATATTACAAACCATTCTGTCTGCTTGTCGTCATATTCTCGCTTAATAAATGCCTTAGCCTGTTCCTTTGTAATAACATGTCTCTTGCAGAAATTAGAAAAGACAAGACCTGTAGCCTTGCCTCTTAATCCCAATATCTTGTTTTTATATATCTTGGTACCGGGAGGATAGCTCATTTTTTTCTGTTCTATCTTCTCTGGTGTCATGGATATATTATCTTCAAATGTGAAGAACCAATATACCCAGTCTTTAATAGGTTCACAACCGTTAAGGTCCTTCCATATCTCTTCCGGCACATCTGCCTTATACTTATCAATCGGTCTTGCGTGATTAATATATTCGCTGTATATGGGTAATGTAGGTGCATCTGGATTAAGAGTGCCAACAAAATATTCACTTCGTCCGAATATCTCTCGTATGAAGTCTATATTAGCTGTGTTGCACTCATCTACCCATACACATCCAAATTGTGAACCTAAGGCGTTCTTCCACTTACTGGCATTATCATAGCCAAGAATATATATTATCTTGGTACTGCTGCCAGTTTTGAATTTAATATGTGGAAGTTTATTCTCTTTATCACCGTTTCCACAGTATTCCAAATTAGGGAATATCTGAAGCAATCCCATATCAGCATTTATAATATTCTTCTCAATAACACCTGTTGTATTACCGGCTATAACATGCAGCTTCATATCTGATTCTGCTACATTCATGATAAACTTCACAGCAACCGTTGTTGTCTTACCTGATGCAGTAGAACCTTCAAGGAATTCTGCTCTTGCCGGTGTATCTATGTAATCCCAATATTTATCACTTAGCAGCACTAGGCTCACCCCTTGCCTTACGCTGAGCAAGAAGCTCTGCAAGCTCATTCTTTACAGAATCATTAATATTAGCTTCTATCTTGTCTGTAAACATACCAAGATGCTTGCCAAGAAGCTCCAATGCCCTTACCTTGTCACATGGCTTGACCTCTAATCCATCTCGTCCTTTCTTAATAACAGCTAATGCACGCTTTTGTTCTTCTGTAAGTTCTTCTGTCAATACTGGCTCTACAGTCCTGTATGTAGCAGGTTTGCCGTCCTCATTCAGTATATCCACAAGTATACCACCTACTTCTGCTTTCATCTTCTTCTCGACTACATGTGCATAATCTGCTGTATTAGAAAAAGCTATCAGTGCAAGTTCCCTGATTACTCGCTCCTGAGTAATCTCTGTCTTGCGCGATAGTTCTTTTTGTCTCTCTCCTATGTACTGTGAAATTGTAGTATTTTGTAGTAATTTTGATGCATTTGTATTTGCATACTTTTCTGTATACCCCGCCCTAATAGCCGCTTGTGTGGCATTAAGGTCTATAAGGTATTCATCACAGAATTTCCGTTGTTTATCTGTTAATCTCACACAATCAGCTCCTTTCTTGGCATACAAAAAAAGACACCAGCCTTAAGCCAGTGTCTTACCGGGGGTATTAATATTTAATAATGGAGAAATCATGCTGTCCATCATGTCCAGTTTAGATATTAACACAGACAAAACGAACAGAGCGAACAAACTTTAAATTTTTGATAAGAATCTTTCTACTGCCATTCTACAACTATCTGCTGTGTGGTGTTTTCCCATCTTTCTTGCTACCTGCACCCAAGATAAACCTTCTATGTATCTTAATGTTATAAGCCTCCGCATTCTGCTATTGTCAATTTGATTAATACATTGTTCTATGAGGTTTATCTGCGTATCTATCTTCTCTTTAATGTCTATCTGCTGCCGCTGTCGCACTAAAAGAAGTGTTCTCTTACGTGAATATGCCGGATAAGGGAAGCCTTCTACAACAAAATGCTGCTTACCTCCGTTTCCACCGGTAACACTATCCTTTTCCGTATAGCCTTCAGCTTCCATTTTATCAAGTTCTCTTTGTATCTTATCAATTGCAGCCTGTATTTCCTGTTTCTCCTTAACCAGATCATTGTACTGCTTAAGAAGGTCTTTTATATTGTTATTTTTCAAGTTATTCATCACCTACCCTCTTCTCATCTGCTGCCAGTTTTTCCTTATCCAAGATTTCTAAAATATAATACTGCTTATCTGGTTCAGCTCCCCACTCTGGTCTCCCTTTTCCAATCCTTAATCTGCATCTTGCTTTTATTGCTTTAGAATCCTTGCTATATCCATTACGGAAAATAATCTCCTGAATGCTGTCTTTCCTTATCTCCTCTGGTACTGCCTCGCCTTGCAATAACTCATATTTGCTTCTATGTGAGAAGATACTTGATGGATATATGGTTATAGCTCCGAACAGGTTCTGGAATCTTATTTCATAATATTCTTTTATTTCCCGATACTCTTCTTTCTTCTCACCTGAAAGAATCATATCAAACCATTTTTTCTTGATTGGCAATATTAGCATTATGAATCACCTGCCTTTAATTTATCTAATGTTTTCATGGCTACTTCTAACATCGGTTTGCTAGTTCCACAATTCTGGCCAGCATATGTACATTCTGTCTCTTTGAGATATCCGCACCCTATACATATTGCCTTTGCCACAGCCCTTTTCGAATCCTCTATAGCCTTATTTCTTTCCTTTCCTTTTTCAAGATAATCTGCAGCTTCATTGACATCATTATTGACTACTTTACTATTTAAAAATGCTGTTTTAAACATTTCAGCAATCTCCTTCTCGTCAACTCCGCATAAACTAGGAACATTTCTACTCATATCCCCAATGATTCTTATAAAGAAATCTTCAAATTTATCCTGCATAAAATGTATTTCAAATTCCTCTGGCATTTCTATTATTAATTTCATTTTTCATACTCCCTCCTAATAAACATCTCTCCATCGCACCAGAAGTATTCTTCTGTTGGCATATAATTCTCTATTATCGTCTTTCTATTGCATGTATATGTTCCGTCTGCTGCCACGCTGTTAGAACACTGCTCACAGCATGTATATTCATTCAGGTTCTTATGTCGTCTTCTGCTCATCCGGACACCTCTCTATCTCCACTGCAATACCGTCTTTCTTTGTTATTTTCCACATAATCGTCTCCTTCTACTTTCTCAAAATAAAACTTCACATTATCCGACATATGCTTTACTATACCAAACCGCTCCGCCACTTGATAAGGTATGCTGTCACGCATAAGCCTTTTATGTATTTTTGAAAGATACTTTCGAAATCCCTCGACATCTAAAGTGGCTTTATAGTGGTTGCAGCTCCTACAAGCTGGCATGTAATTTGAAATGTCGTCTGCTCCACCTATCCTAAGCGGTGTTGCATGGTCTACCTGCATATCTTTGTAAGCTATTTCTGTACCACAATAAGCACAATGTCCGTTATACATGAGATATACAGATTGTCTCACTTTTTTAGATATTGCTTTTCTTTTATTCATTCTTACCTCTCAATTCTTTCAGTTTTGCTTCGGCTTCGGATTTTGTCAGAAACCAAGTTTCATTAAAGAACCTATCTGTTAAAATATGTCCTGTTCCATACTTAACATTCTGATCACACTCTAAGTACCAGCCGCGCCTTGTCAGTACGAAATTCTCTACTTTCTGATGATAGACTTTGTTATTTTCACTATGCCTATTTAATATGTTCAGCTTGTAATTGACCTGACTAGGAACAAAATAAACATCATCTCCGATTTTACAAGGTAACTTGACAAGTCTGCCCTGTTCCTCTAAGTCCTCATATTCTTTCAGTTTTTCTCTTAAATCAGCTATCGCCCATAAATTACGATAAAACAATGCCAGAAGTCCTACTGTACTATCTATTTCTACTGAAAGCATAGAACCCATATATTCCTCAAATTCTTCATCTGATAAATCAGTTAAATCTACATTGCAAATATCTTTCATAAGACTTCTTGCAAGCTGCCTACTGTCAATGTCTAAATTGTAATCTCTGTATCTTGCATTACGCTTATTATCTATATAGCAACTATTATGTGCCAGTTCAATCATAGACATATCAGATGTATTTTTATTACTTGTAAGTCTTTTCATTTGCCTTCCTCCTTCTGCTGCCATCTCTATTGTATTTATCAGCCGGCTTATAGAATGGGCAAGGCTTATCCTCCTTAGCGCAATATAACTCATTAAGTCCCTTACAATCTTTTTGCTCCAAATTAATCATAATACAATCTTTATTCATTCCAGTTTCCCCTTCCTGCATTACACAATGCCGATATTCCCCATGCCGTTATAAAGCCGGCTACAAAACATATTATTCCTATTGTCATACTGCCTCCTTATACATATTTTTTGTGACTCTGTTCAAGCTCTGATTCTGATATATCTAGATATATCTGTGTGGTTTCTATAGATTCATGCCCTAGCAGCTTTGACACCTGCTCTATTGGCATTCCCCGCCTTAATGCAAATGTAGCGCCTGTTCTTCTAAATCTATGTGGGTGTGTTTTCTCTACGCCTGCCTTTTTTCCTAATTTCCTTATAATCGATTCGATTGAGGAATTGTCCATATGCCCTGTTCCAATGATTTCTTTATTTTGCCACCAATTACACTGTTCTTTTTTAGGTAATCTTCTTATGTAGTTAAGATTTTCACTTGAAACCCCGTATCCTGTTGCATTACTGTTTGGCAGTAAATATGGATTGTTATCCTGCCTCTTTTCCATATATTGTTCCAGACTTAATTTTGCCCTGGCATTCAAGTAACATATCCTATCTTTCTGTCCTTTTCCGTGTACAATCACCGATTCTCTGTCTTCTGAGAAATCCGAGATTTTCATGTTAGACAGCTCTGTAACTCGACACCATGTAGATAACAATACTTCAAAAATCAGCTTGGTTCTTAAGTCGTCTGGCTCAATATTCATTCTTAATCTTTCTATGTCCATTTCTGTAAATGCTGGCTTTTTTACCTTGGGAATCTTAATCTCCTCAATCTTATTAAAAGGATTTTTGATTATATACTCCTCTTTAACCATCCATGTATAAAAAGACGACAAGTCTCTATATATGTTTTTCAAATACACTTTTGACGCTCCGTCTCTTACCTCTTTTATTGCCAGATATTTTTTTATATCATTTGATGTTACTTCTGTTGGAATTTTAGGACATTCCATAAAGAATCTCCTCAGTTCATTATTGTACTGAGTCAGCGTCCGTTCTGTTCTTCCTGCTACCCGCTTACTTAGTAAGAACAGTCTTATATATTTGTCCACTCCTTCTTCATCCGCAACAATAAGTTCTGTACTTCTCTGTGTTATTTCATATGGTTCTAAGGTAAGGTATAATCTGGACCTTAATTCTTCCGGCGGAATATTGTAGCTTATAAGCACCTGCTGTAGTTTTTGCATAAGTTCATCTCTTTCGCTCACAACAGCACCCCCTTATTCTTTGGTGTTCTCAGGGCATGCTCCTCTGAAAACGGATTGTTCATAAGGGTGTCTCCCTGTATGCATACTGCATCTATTCCGTTAAAGCTCAACTGTATATATGTCATGTATATACTGTTCCAGTCCAAATCCTGTGCAGTGACCCTTAACTGTCTTTGTGCATTTCCTCCGCGTTCATTAATTACTTTTGCCGTCGCTAGAATCATTCCGCCAGCTCCGCAACTAGGTTCATTTAATCGTATTATTTCATCTTCAGGATACTTATGTAATTGTGCTGTCAGCACACTCTTAGAACACTGCTCACAACAGGTATACTCACATAAGTGTTTATGTCGTCTTCTGTTCATCCTTTCACCTCTCATTTCCCTTTTTTGAATAAAAAATATAAAGCCAGCCATCAAATAATGACGGCTGGCTTTATATTTTTTATTCATATCTTGTTTTCATTATGCCTTTTATTGTATCCAATGATATATTATCTGTCGTTTTATAAAAAACACCTCTATATTCGCGTCCCACATCAAACTCCGCTCTTTGAACTATAGAATCACTTATACCAAAAATATTACTTATTGCTTCAGGCACTCTTCTTAATATAGTTCGTGAGCTTGCACAATTTTCTAATTCATCATCAAATAAAACAGACTCACTTTCCAAAAAATACTTTATTTTTTCTCTGTTTTCATTAACGATTCTCTCTGCACTAACAAGAAATTCATCTTTCATCTGCTAATACCTCCTTATATTTATATTATATCCGTCATTATTCAATTGTCAAAGAACAATACCTTATGCAAATCTTAATTGCCCTGTCTTTTCCTCGTTTATACTGAGGTTAGGCATTCTCTGTGCTATGCATAATTCTTTAAGATTAGCTCTTACCAGTGCATTAGGTACCATTGGACTAACAGAATTGCCACATCTCTTAACCTGCTCCGCTCTTGGATATGTCTTACCTGTATAATCATGGTCAATTATGTAGTCGCTTGGAAATCCCTGGCACCCATACAATTCCCTAGGTTCTAACATTCTTAGTCCTATATCAACAATCTGGTAGTCTGTACCTTCTATGGTTACAAGACCAAACCGGTCTTTTGTGGTAATTGTATCGAGAGGATGTTTAATATCCTGTCCTGTAGCATCACCATAATACTTAACAAGAAATGCCCTTACTTCTCCGAAATGTCCATCACCTGCTGTTATAGTTGGAAGAGGCTTCTTTATATCTCTTCCGTCACAATGGTTATTCATCTGAATAAGGTTTGATAAAACCAGTCCATATCTGTTAGAACCATCTATAGTCATAACCGGATTATCTATCGTCTGACCTCTTACCTCGCCATGAACAGTCTCCGAGTGATACTGGATAAGTGTAGGACATATTAAACAATGCTCGTTTTTACTTACTATTGTAGATAACGGCTCCTGAATATTCTTGCTCCGGTCTTTTGTAAAACCAGTCTGTCCAATCTGAATCATGTAAGGTTCAACAATCCCATATCCATGTTTACCTGTAATTGTTGGCAATGGTTCTTTAGTATCCAACGGTCTTCTGTCTCCACCATGATTACACTGAACAATAAAAGGTTCTGGATTATCCAAAACAAATTTCTTCAAACCTCTTGCGATTCTCTCCATTGTCTTGGGCGCTAATGGTCTTACCGCTTTTATTCCATATTTCTCTTTTATCTGTTCAGATGTATCAAAGATACTGGGGCATGGTCTGCTAAAATCTATCTGCGTATATGCTCCAACATAAGGTTTTAGCAGTCCCTCTTTCACGGCTTCGCTGTCTGCCGGTGCATGTGTAGGCTCTGGCCATATAATAGGTCTCTTGTCACATCTTGCAACCATAAAGAATCTCTTTCTCATGGTTGGTGCTCCGTAATCTGCTGCCACAAGCTCCCTGAACTGTACTTCATATCCTAAATCCTGCAGCTGGCTTACAAATTTATTAAATGTCTTGCCCTGCTTTGTTTTGATTGGATGATGCCCCCTGTTCAATGGTCCCCATGTTTTGAATTCTTCCACATTCTCCAACATGATTACTCTAGGTCTTACCAGTCCAGCCCACCTGCATGCTACCCATGCAAGACCTCTTATATTCTTATCCTTTGGCTTGCCGCCTTTTGCCTTGCTGAAATGTTTACAGTCCGGAGAAAACCAGGCAAGCCCCACAGGATGCCCATTACATGCCTGCACTGGGTCTACCTGCCATACATCTTCGCAATAATGCTTTGTATTCGGATGGTTTGCTTTATGCATTGCAATAGCCTTAGGATCATGGTTAATTGCTATATCCACACTAAAGCCGGTAGCTTCTTCTATTCCGGTGGAGGCACCGCCCCCACCAGCGAAATTATCAACTATTAATTCCCCGTTTATCATATTAAGCCTCCATAAAGTCAAACAGCGTAGGTGTTTCTATCTCATTCTCTGCTTCCTGAAGATATCCAACACCATCTCTGAAATAGTCACAGCTCAGTTCTATTCCATAGCCATATCTTTTCATCTTTACTGCCGTCATTGGAACTGTCATTAAGCCTCCAAACGGGTCAAGAACCATATCACCTTCATTACTGTATCTGTTAATGATTCTTTCAACAATATCAAGCTGTAGTGGGCATACATGCATCTGCTGCCTGCGTCTGCTCTGTGTTGTATTAAGTGTTCTCATTCTGTTTATATCATCCCATACGTCAAGGTTATTCCATGAACCGGGAGCAACAACCATAAATGTGGCTGGGAGCTTATCATTTTTATCTAACTCTTCCGCAAGCTTCACATGTTCTTCATAGCTGTATACATTGGAACGGCTGTATTCCCTGTAAACCCGCTGTAAATCATCAACGCTGAATTCCTTAAGCTCATCTTTGCTTATAAGCCTGTCGCCTGAACTTCTCCAGTATCCGTGAGCATCTATCTGCCATTGTGCCCTTGTATAATCTTCCTTTGTTTTCTTTACAGGATCATCCGCATATGCATTAGATTTATCTGTTGGAAGTTTTCTGAACAGAAGTATATATTCTGGACAGCCTACCCCCATCTTTGAACCGTCTTTGCACTGTTCAGACCATCCAAGGCGGTATGTCTGGTTATTCTCCCTGACCACATCTGTAACAACTGTTATCATTCCAAAATACTGAAAACCGTGTTTCATGTAGTGTTCTATACACTGTGCATGAAACGGCTCTATTGTAGGCATTCCAGTTCCTGTAGCATTTCCAAATAATACCCTGTCTTTAACATGGATGGCTGCTACCCTGCCAGGTTCAAGAATCCTTAAAAGCTCCGGTGTAAGGAAGTCCATCTGCTCAAAGAACTTTTCTGTATTCTCATTGTGTCCGAAGTCGTTGTAATTGGCGCTATACTCATAATGGTTTCCGAATGGAATGGATGTGTGTATAAGTCCTACAGAATTACTTTCTATTCTTTTGCACTCTTCAACACAATCATCATTTACCGCTGTATAATGCTTTCCCTGTACTTTCACTGTCTCAACTCCCATCTTTCTCTCTAACCGCTTTATTTTAGATGCCGGACTTAAACCATATTTTTTTACAATATCCGTCATTTTTTTAACCATGTGATTATGATTCTTCCATTTCTCAAGCAGTGCTTCTTTTATCTGTCTTTCGTTCTCCATGTATATAATGTCTATAACAACTGTATCTGTCTGTAAGAACCTGTAACATCTATGTACTGCCTGAATAAAATCGTTAAACTCATAATCAATCCCCAAGAATATCTCCCTGTGGCAGTAACGCTGAAAGTTACAGCCTGAGCCCGATATTGATTTCTTTGTTGCAAACAGCTTGATTCTTCCCTGCGCAAAATCAATAACCCGCTTTTCCCTTATGTCATAATCCTGTGAGCCATATATATCTACAACTTCGGGTATTGCCTTAAGAATTGCCTTTCTTTCAGACTCTAAGTCATGCCACAAAAGGAAATGCTCCTCAGGCGAACTCTCTACAATCTCTTTCATTTTTTCAACACGCTGGTCAATGCTGTTTCTTTTTACTTCTGCAGCTTCCTTCAAGCCTGCTGCCGCTTCTGTAAATAACTGCATTTGTCCTGTTTTATCAGATGTATCTCCGTAATGTATTGGTATCTCATGCCACCTTACATCAAGTGGAGGCAACACATAGCCATCATCAGAATATTCTGGATTTACATCTGAAGGTTTCGTTATGAACAACGCCCATGATGAAACCCACAGCCAGAATTCATCTTCCATATTCGGGTACAATGTAAGATTGTTTGCCTTAGTGCTGTCTCTCTGAAAGAATCTTGTAAGTGCCTGCCCTGTATCCATTATCTCAAGATATCCGGCATAATGTATAAGCTCTTTGTATTTGTTTGGACTTGGCGTTGCTGTGGCTACCAGCTTATAAGGAACATTCTTGAACTTATCAAGAAATGTCTGGTATGTCTTACTTCCAAAAGACCTTAAAACACTTGCTTCATCCAGCGATGTTGCAACAAAATAATCCGGTCTTATATCACCATCTCTTACTCTTTCATAGTTGGTAAGAACAATACTGCTGTCACAGGATTCTACTTCTTCCATACTTCTGCAATAAACAGGTGCATCATATCCAAGAACATTCACAGCGTCCTGTGTAAATTCCTGTTTTACTCCAAGTGGAAGAACAATCAAAGCTCTTCCGCCCTCGTGATCTATTACCTGTTTACAGAATTCTATCTCCTGTATGGTTTTACCTAATCCAAAGCTTTCAAACAAAGCTCTTCTTCCACCTTTAAGCGCCCATATTACGGCATCCCTTTGATGTGGCTTTAATGCTTTGTTAATATCTGTCGGATTTACTTCAAATCCACTATCCTGTGCAAGTTCTATCTTGCTTTCTAAAAACTCTTTGTATGTCATTTCTGAAAGGAACATCGTACGAATCACTCTGGCCAGAGTTCCAGGCTCCTTTCTGATACTCTTATTTCTCTGCTGCCCTCATGCATTTATATGAGCAGTAATATTTACAATTTCTTTTGTAGCCCCATGTCTCTCTGCTCACCGTTATTGTGGATACATATTTACCACATTGTGCACAATAAAACCCAAAAGCATCATTGCGCTTCTTTACTGGGAGACTTCGCCTTTCTGTCTGGCTTGTCCTCTTTTACTGTTACTGCATCGCTTAATGCAGAAATACAGACTTCTAAAGACTTACAATGTTCTTCAATTACTTCACTTAAGCGGTTCTTGATATATTCAGCCGCATCATCTGCTATATCTTTCATACCAGGGAGCTTGTACAGCTTTGTATACCCTGCGTAATGGCTTCTGTCTTCGCTTGGCTCTCCCTTGAATAAGTCTTCCCCTGTAAGTTCTTCCTTGACTCTGTACATATCCAGTACCATATTTGCGCCATCTTCTATTGCAAGTCCAAGTTTTCCTATCTGCAATAATGTTTCCTGTGTCATTAGTTGTCCTTTCCAGCTTTACAGAATCCGACAATAACACTTGCTAATGCTGCTCCGGCTATAAAGCTTATTATCTCTGCAATCATATATCCTCCTCTGTCTTGCTATAAATATCTATAACTGCTGCCACAACATCTTCTCTGTTCCATTCTGTTTTTTCTTCTGGTGGTGCAGTTATTGTCACCCTGCCTAATTCTCGATTTATATCCATTGTATAAATCCTGTTATGTACACAACTCTGATACGCCGCTTCATCAGCATATAAGATTTCCATGATTTCCACTGTCTCAAGACTTGAAGTGTATATTTTGTCTCTCAGATGCTTATTATCTTTAAAAAGCTGCTGTAATACCTGTTCAAGCACATTGTTATCTGCAGAATCTTCATACAGATAATTCTTTCCAAATGCTTCCATCCATTCTCTACGGCTGTATACCTGTTCAAAACGTCTTTGACCTGCTCTTATAAGTTTCAAATCTGTTTCTCTGCTCTTATGTACAGCTTCCGCTCCTGTTCTATGGTCTTTTTCACATAGATATACGGTTAGCCCATACTTTTCAGCTATCTTTCTGTTTGCTACCCCATGCATAACATGGTGCTTTTCTAAGCCATATGATGTAAGAGGTCCAAAATACCCCTGTCCCTCTGCTCTCATACGGCACAGAAAACATTCTTTTGTATCCTGCATTATGCTTCTGCTCATATTCTCCTTTCCCCTCCCATAACAGGGAGGTCTGCTGCCATATTAATAGTTGCTGTGATATATATACTTAGATAAATAAGTATCTTGTAGACATTTATGGAGTAAAACGCTTCTCCCATTCTGTATTTATGCCATTTGAAGCCATCTTGATTTTTAATATGTCGCTGTGTGCTGACATTCGTATAACTCTCTTTTCAACTTTGCTATTTTCCCTGATACTTGTGTAAGATGATTTACACGCATACTGGTATTAACTGCACTTTTATCCTCATCATATGTAAGAATTGCCTGCCTCAGCCACTCCTGTTCTTTCAGCTCATTCTTGATTCTTTCTTCCTCACTGGCATTTCTCATATTCTGCCTCCATCTTCTTAAGCTCATATTCCATCCACTTTGTAAAATCATGTGGCTCATCCGACCAGCTTATAATATGTCCGCGGCTTACATTTAGGTACTGCTGCCACAAATCCGCATTCTTTACTGGCTTGCCTGTCTTTTTCTTCCAACCGTCCTTTTCCCACTGTTGTGGCCAGGCATTTCTACAACTGTTTAATACATGCTCACATTCTGTATTTATGCGGATTTCACAGTTTTCATGGAAACGCATAAGTGCATGTATTATTGCCTGCAGTGCCGCCTGGTTCTCTGTAACATTTTCAAGCGTGCCCTTGCCGTTTCTAATGAACTCTTTGCAATTAATTACTATCTTTAAGACATACATGTATGCTACATGCTTACGGACTGCTGGTCCTCTAGCTGTCGTTTGGATGTATATATCTACCTTTTGCATCTCTTTTTCTCCAATCTCGGAGTCTTGCTGTTATATAAAACATGCCATTTACTCCGTTGTAATACACCTGTGATTCCAGAAGAGAATATTCCGGATGCCAGGCTTGTATTTCTGCTTCCCTTGCAGCCTTATCTCTTACAAATGTGTCTATATATTTGCTTACAGGAACATACCGCCCATTTCCGCCTTTTCTCTTAGAACGGACCTTACGAACTCTGAACTGTCTAAGTCCTGTAGAGCAGTTCCACCGCTTCTCATTTTTCTGTCGGTGCTTGTCCTTTGTTATGTACTTTGCCATTCCTACAAGACCATAAGCATCTTCCTCAAGTCGCTTTGACTGGGAACGCTCTCCCAGCTTCCACAGCTTCTCACATACATCTCTGTCAAGAAGCCCATCCATAATGACGTGATGATGCCAGCGTATCTTTGCGTCAGGATCATGTTCTGTAACATATATGTACTTGGCTTTAGGCAGACCTAACTTCTTGCGTCTGTAATTAATCCGTCGGATGTAATTAGTCATATTTTTTACAGCCTCATCCCAGCAAGCTGGCTCATTCCCTTCTGCATATGTAAGCGTCATCCATATATCATCATTTGTGAAATTCTCTATAATCAGTCTTCCACAATATTTAATGGCATTCTTATTGTTCAGGTTTCTTTGAGTTTCTTTATCCTTAATCCTTCCTTCTTCCGGAATGTCCTCTTTCCTGGTGAACTCTGGATATATTTCTATCTCAAGCTGATTACCTGCCCGGATCTCCTTACATGTGTAGACGCACCTGTATTTGGTCTTCAGCATGTACTCCATGAAGACCTCATTCATATCTTCTACAGATTTATCAATTGCCGCTTCATAGTCATAGGGAATGTACCTTGTACCTCTTCTTTTCATGTACACCCCTTTTAATAATCTTTTTCGCAGACTTGTTAATATTCATTACAAGCCCAAGAAAAAAGACCATTTTATTAATTTTTCTTGATGTACTTGAACATTTCTGATACAATAATATTGTTATATTTGCAGAGCATTTAATGTTCTAAGTACTAGAGCCGCCGGTCCAGCGGCTCTTTTTATATGGTTGGAAGCCTGTAAGCTCCTTCCGGCACAAAGCTGAATATCTCCAACAATCTCAACCTTGTGTACCATTTAGCAGCCAGCTCCGTGTTACCATTCCTAAGATTCTCATTAATTCTCTTGTTGTAAGATATTATTAAACCTACACGCCGCATATTATCCTCCATTCCTAAATTACAATATCCTTTGGTTCATTCGGATTCGTTAAATCCTTTCCCTCGTTATCTCTGAAGAATCTTTCAAGCTCTGACTTTCTTATTCTTGTATGAGGGATTTTAAGCACCCTTATCTGATTTGCGTTGATAAGTGTATAAACATACTGTTTAGAAGCTCGCATGATTGTTGCCACTTCCTCCACTGTATACACCATATCCTCCGGCTCTCTCTTTATTGTTGCTATCTTCAT